TCTCTGCGCGCTGCTTCGATCGCGTGGCGATTCGTGCAGTCGGGTTCGCAGGGAAGGCGACGATGCTGACCTCGTGCAGTTCAAGGTCGCGAATCTCGCGGTGCATGCGCCCATCGCGCAGTTCGATTGCGTCGTCCTTGACGATGAAGCCGAAGGACATTGAGTCAAGCGTGCCAGTCTCCACAAGCGTCACCGCGTCGCGGCCTTCCTGCGTGTCGATCGGATTGATGATCACCCGCAGACCATGCTCATCGACACCCAGCGTGAGACTGCCATTGGTCGTGCGTGCAATCGGGCGACCCGGATCGTGACTGATCAGCGCGAAGACATCAGGCTTGGATCGCAGCGTCGCATCGAACGCGCTGCGGCTGATGGTCTCGACCATGCCTTCGACCTCATACGGAGTGTCGAAGGTTGAGGCATATCCGGCCAGTGAGAGGCGGCTGGCTGCATCCTCGCCCTGCTTGCGCAGTTCGATCTGTCGCGTGGATCGGTATTCGATGTCCATGCTGCCTAGGGTAGTGGGTTCGGGTGTGATTGCAAGGTCTTCAGTCAGCCTTCGCCTTGAGTCGCTCGGTGATCGACTTGCTCCAAGTGAATCCCGCGTCCCCGCCCCACAACGCCCACGCAATGCGACCGTTGCTCGGGAACCCGTCCTCGCTTGGTGTGAAGCCTGTGCCCTGCTTGTCCACCTCGTGCCTCGCGAAGAACGAGTGCATGCGCTTCACGGTCTCGATGGGCAGGCTCTTGCCATTCACGATGTCGCGTGCGCGCGCGATGCCGACCGATGTGCCTCCGCGCTTGAACTCGGAGCGCCATGCCAGACCACGCTTGGCTTCCTCAATCATGCCTGCGGTTGGCTTGAACGACTGGGCTCGCTCTTGCGCGATACCGCTGTCTGTCTCGTCGGGCATGTCTTCGGGCATTGCGTTCGGTGGTGCAACCTGTGCGCCTCCGAACCCGTTGCTGGCAGGAACCATGTTGACTGGCTGCAGGTAGACATCGCCCAACTCGCCGATGCTGTTGCGTCCGATCTCTGCGCGGATCTCATTGACGGACAGGAAGCCGAACTGGCGACCGACGCTGAAGGCCTGATAGCGCGTCATCATGTCGCTGCGGAGCAGCGCATCGAAACTGATGTCGGTCGAGTAGGTGGCAGCCTCGTCCTCTCGGAACAACTTGCGAAGTGCCTCTGCCTCAAGGCGTGCCGCCCACGAGGACAAGCAGTTGCTGACCCATTCGCGATTGGCCTGCTCTGCACTGCTGTACGACTGCTTCGATCCGATGCCGACGACGCTAGGCGGCACGCGGTAGATGCTGCAGATCTCCTCGCGCTGAAACTCACGCGACTGCAGCCATTGCGAATCCTGCGGCGACAGGCTGATGGCCTGCCACTTCAAGCCGCCTTCAAGAACTGCAACGCTGCCTGCCTGCGTTGCGCCACGCATGCGCGCTTCCCACGACTCGCGAATGCGCTGCAGCGCATCGACGCTCAACTCCTTGTCGGTGACAAGCGCACCGCTCGGTCGACTCGCATTGCGATAGTACGAGGCACCAAAGGTCTCTTGAGCGAGCGCAAGGCCGATGGCCTGACGCGCGAGACTGATAGGCGAGTAGCCCAAGATGCCATCTGGTGACAACCACATGAGGTGAAAGACATCATGCGAGTCAAAGACGGCTTCGCCTTCGCTGCCGCTGTAGATGTACGCGATCTGGCCCGCGCCAAGACGAATGACCTGCATGAGGTCTGGGCGCATGTAATGCAGACCGATCGGCCTGCCAGCAGGATCGCGCTCGATGAGGCTGTAGCCGTTGCCCGTGAGGCATGCGGACATCAGCATGAGTTCGCGCCACACCAGCGCGGTCGTGTCCTTGTTGGCTGCGCGAGACAGCAGGCGATGCACGGGATGGTCGCTTGCAACAGTTCGACCACCGCCCTCGTGGCGCATCACGCTCCACGGCAACTTGGCTAGTTCGGTCGAGATGGCTTGCACGCACGCATTCACGGTCGTGCAGTTCATCGCCGTCTGTGGCGTGATTGCCTGTCCCGTGTCCGAGTAGAGTCCGGTGTAAATCTGCGACCCGGACAACGGCACGCCGGGTTGGGTCGTTGACTTGAACCTTCGCTTGAGCCAATCGGTCAGAGCCATATCAGTCCTCGCTTCTCGTATGGGCTTGCAGCCATCTTCTCATCGTGCAGGCTCGCACTGATCGCAACGACCGCAGCCACAACCGGATCGATCTTCTCGACCGACCTGCGCTTGCTTGGGCGAGAGTTGCCAGCGAAGTCCTGCTCTACGACCACATTCGACATCGCCCATGAGAGTACCGGGTTCCGGTCGTGCTTCAGCGTGTGCCCTACAACGCCACGCTCCCACATCTTGGTCGGGGTCGAGAGGTTGAGATACGACTGCGGCACGCGGACGACTTTCAGTCCCGCGTGCTCAAGGTCGTTGCCGATGTTCTGCGCGTTGTATGGGTCATAGCCGACCATTCGCACCTTGTGCCGCTTCGCGATGTCGAGCACCTGCGTTGTGATGTAGCGGTAGTCGGTCGTGTCTCCGGGCGTGAGCGTCAACCATCCCGACCTCGACCAATCGAGGTAGGGCACACCGTCTCGCCTTGCGCGCGCGATCGCACCTTCCTCGGGCGCATACGACCAGCACTTCACATACAGGGCTTCGCCGTCGATCCACACTGCACTGATGCACGAGAGATCGCTTGTCTGTCCGAGATCGAGTCCGAGGTAGCAAGGCAACTGCTCAAGTGCCTTCTCGTCGATGTCCTGCCCACATGCGTCCCAATCGGACATGCGAAGCCATCGCTCTGATGTCGTGACATGCTGGCAGAGGTAGTAGGTTCGGAAGGGCGTCTCGTAGGAAGGTTGATCCTGTGCGCGCTTCGCTTCGGCCGCGTACCACTCTTCCTTCACCGTGACACCAAGGCTCGGATTCGCCTTCGCCCATGTCTTCGGATCGTCCCAGCCGTCGTCTGTGTCTGCGTAGAACAAGCCGGGCAGGAAGGATGGGTTGTCGATGACGCGCTCGCACACACGCTGCGCATAGGTGAACATATCGAACTCAAGCGACTCGCGAAGAGTGCCGGCGGTCGTGATGCTGACCATCATGGGCTGTCTTCGCGAGCCCATCGAAGTCATCACGGCTTCCCACAGGTCTCTGCGGTTCTCCATCGCGTGAATCTCGTCGGCGATGCACGCGGACACATTCAAGCCGTGCGCGCCGGGAGCATCGCTGGACAAGACCTTGTAGAGCGCATGCGTCGAAGGCGACACGAGACGCGACTGATAGAACTCAACTCGTTCGCGCATACGAGGCTCTTGCTCGATCATGCGCTTCGCTCGACCGAAGCACAGTTTCGCCTGCTCGCGATCGCGAGCGATGCCGACCACTTCGGGCGTTGGTTCGTCGTCTGCAAGCAGGTGGTACAGCGCAAGGGCTGCCGCAAGTTCAGTCTTGCCTGACTTGCGAGGCACGAGCAAGTGCGCCTGCCTGTAGCGGCGCGTGCCATCGGGGCGCAGCCAGCCGTACAGGTTCCCGACGAAGCATCGCTGCCAGTGCAGCAGTTTGAATGCCTGCCCGGTCTTCTCGCCCATCGTGTGCCTGCACATCGACTCGATGAATCGAATGGCGTGGCTCGCGGCCGCATCGCTCCACACGCAGTCGCCTGCGGTCGCGATCGCGTCGTACCCGGGCAGGTGATTGAACTGCTCTGGGCCGCTACGAGCCGCCGACTTGGACGCTCGCGATGCGGCTGAAGATATTGTCGGTCGCTTGCGCTTCGCCATTCATCAACCTCGCTCTCGCTGACGGAGTCATACCAAACTGGGCGAGCAGGCGTTGCACCATCAAGCCGTACTCAAGGTGCATGGTCACATACGGGTTGCGTCTGAAACTCACTACGGTTCCCGCTGCGTCACGAATGGGAAGGACGAGGCCAAGTCGGGCAACCTGCTCCGCTGCCTTCTTCCACTTCGCGAGGTAGTCGGCCAACTGCGCGAGCGCAATGCCATCGACCTCGGCCAGCACGCGCATGGTCGAGAGCGTGTGGGCAAGTGTCGCCCACTCTGCCTTCGCGTCCTCGGGCAACCAGTCGGGCACCACAGGCATCGAGTTCGGCAAGTCGATGCCCTTGCCCTTCCTGCGCCTGTTCCCCGACAAGGCAGCAAGCGCGTTCGGCTTTGGTGGTCGTCCGTTCAATCGAAACCCTCACGCATCAACCATAGTTCTTCACGGTGAACAACCATGGTTTCGTTTCTGCCTTGTGACGCAGCACGATCGCCTGTGCTGCATCGCAGCGCGAACGCGCCCACGAGTGCCCGGGACGGCACGAATCGATTGGGCGGGCGGCTGCTGCGCGCATTCGACCGAAACCAAAAGTTCTGCACACACGCGCGCGCGTG